ATCTACACCCTAGAGTTCGTCGGCAGCGTCAGATGTGTATAAGAGACAGCCCAAAGCTAATGTTATGATTGGAGTAACAACACTCCATATATCTTGAATCTCTATCTTGGAATTAGTACAGTCTTTTATTGAATAAATAGAATAAGCAGTAAACCCACTAGCAAAAAGTAATAAAATCAATATCAGACTCCCAGATATATTAAGAGGGAGTATATCTTTTCCGCCAAACAACCGACCAAACCATCCTAGTTGTGTACATAACATATCACGTTCATGATAATGCTTCTTGTCTGTCATTTCTTTTTCATGCTGTAACTCTTTATCACGCATTGTTTCTTCATGCCCAAAAGAAATCTTCTGAGCATGAATAGCAGTGTCGATAGAGGTTTGATCTGTTGATCTACCAATATTAATATCTGCATCTATTCGGTTATCTTGATCAGGCATTATTTATCTTTGATATAAAACGTAATCTATTGATCTTAATACAGAAGAAGGCTGAGTTGAATATGTCTTTATAATAAATCCGAGCCACAACTCTTTTGATCTAAAAAAACCAATTTTGGAAGGAGGAATACCTTGCCCTAAAATGCTGTTACAATTATTGCATGTTATATGTAAATTAGGACTTTCTCCAAATAAAGTTATATCACCTTCTTGCTTTTGTGGGTCATTTACAAATTCAAAGTCGATATTTAAAAGATGAGCTATTGTAATACGAGTTTTTAGATTGTCACCTACAAAAATAATACCATGATGCATGACTTCCAAATCTCCAACATACTCTCTTATTTCTATGCCATTAACTCCAATCATACTATCTATTTAATATTAGTTCGGGGATACTTTTGAAATGCTTAGCTCTTGCAAATCTTCTTTGATTTTGAACCAAATAGTTCTAAAATCATCTACTACCGGAATACGTTCTCCATCAACAACCAAAATACAGTATCGATAGATCTTTGAGTCAACAGGTAGATCTATATCTTTAAAATCTAATTCATTTCCTGTACATTGTATTATGTCAGTGATATTTAGAATATCTATTTTCAATTCTTTTCCTAAAGCTGATATTATATTCATACACTTATTACTTGTTTTTTATTTCCAACACCCTATCACCAAAAGCCAACTTTATCACATCAGCTTTCACATCACTATCTTCCAACTCTAATTGCAATATCACTTTTGGAGTCGTCAAGACCTTTTCTCCAGCAGATTGCTCCGGCACATACCGCTCTGGCCAAGTGAACAGGTCTGTTATGGAAACACCCAAGCAACTTGCGATATTCTCAATTTCTGAAATTTTCAAATCACGATTGCCTTTTTTCATTACAGAGATTTGAGATTCATCAATACCCATAGCATCAGCCAACGTTCGTTGTTTGATACTCTTTTGAGCCATTATCTTAAATATGTTATCTATTACATTCATATTTATGAAATTACACACAATCTCTATCTATTAGCTTGTGAAAAACAAAAGTTTTTATTTAGATTTTCGCAAATATTCTTGCGTATTTCACAAGTCAATTCTATATTTGCACCTGTAATGATTTATAATAGTTGCGAAAATATAAAGTACAACACATACATAATAATGTAAGGAGGCAAAAATGGAAAAATTAAACCTACAAGGTCATGAGACTGGCGCTCGTTCGTTCAGAGAGATCTACTTCTCCATGGACAACACGCCGCCTAAGAAGGCTTTCATCCAAAAGATAGCCACCATTACCAAACGATCTGAATCGGCCGTCAGATGTTGGGTAGCGGGAGTCTACCAACCGGACGCATTAGCCCAAGAAGTGATAGAAAGAGAACTTGGCATCCCTGCCAGCGAGTTATTCCCAAAGGAGGATAAGGTATGCGCGCAATAGAATTCTATACCACCCCCTCCGGCGAAGTAACTATCAAAGAGCAGGGACAGCCGGAACGCCAACTGAAAGAGTCCGATACGGATTTCATTCAAAGTTTCCTTGAGATTTTGGAAGAGTTCTATCCGGAGGCTTATGCGGCACTCCGCAAGTATTACGCCCGCTACGACGGGAATAAATGCTACCGGGATTTCTTGGCTGTACGCAGGTTTATCAAATGCAACTTCGGGCTGTACGATAACATGATAGACGTGGATGAGAACTGGAATTTCAAATTCGAGTTTGTCGGCTGCCCTCTACGAGGAGAATGTGACGGGTTTAAGAAAATCTGTGAACCGAAGTTCAACAGTACATTATCAGACAGCCAGCTTCGGGTGATGGAGCTTTGCTACTATGGCAAGAAAGACGAAGAGATCGCGGAAACGCTTTTCATCTCGTCCCACACCGTAAAGAACCACCGGAAGAACGTTTTCCGGAAACTCTCGATACACTCCATGGCGGAGTTCATGCGATATGCGAACGAAAAGAATCTATTTAAGGGCGAATAATCATGCCAACCGAAAACACCTATCAAAGTATACCTTCTTTACGAAAGATCGAGATCGAATACCTTGCTTGGCAAATCACAAGGATGCAAGCGGGTATCCGGGAATTTATCGGGCAAAAGGAAGCGCACCTCCGTTTCGGGAGGCAGAACGTGGAAAGATGGGTCTCGGAAGGTAGGCTACAACGTTACAAGCGACCGGGCAAAATCGAGTACAGGCTGGAAAACCTGTATAAGTGCGCCCTGGATCCATACGACTATTAAATGAATCATTAACATAGCAAGGCACCTTGGCAAGGCGTTGCAAAAGGAAGTTTACGCTACCCATCCAACTCGCTATTTCACGGACGGTAAACCGCATTGCTAATAAATCATTGACGTATGAAAACAGATTACTGGAAACTCGCCCAAGCGGTGAGGTGGGGATTTTACATCCTTTTCGGAACGCTCGCCATACTTGGAATCGTGGCTATTTGCCTAGGACATTTCCTGCATATCATCACGACGTCCGGATGTGCGGCAATGGCTTACATGATAGCTAAACATTGGTAACTAACATTTAAAAACATAACATCATGTCGAATCTAATTCAGATCAAAGTAGCTGAGTTGAATCAGCTAAACCCGCTCATGATAGCGGAAGATAACAGGGTAGAACAAAAGTTCATCCAAATGTATAACGCGATCTGGGGTACCGCCCAAGGAGCGCAAATCTACGAGAAAGAGAAATTCAACTTCCGGAAGATCTTACAAGACAAGCCGGAACTGCAAAAATGCACACCGTTATCCCTCTATGGATGCTTTTTGGATATAGCGGTCAACGGCCTGTCACTTGACCCGACAGGACGACCGCACTGTTATATTCTTCCCCGTAGCACGAAGACCGGCTATAAGGATAACAACGGTAGCGATATCTACGAACTACGTGCTTATCTCTCCATCACCGGATATGGCGAGTTAGTCATGCGGCAACGTGCCGGACAAGTCCGTTACGTGGATAATCCCGTGGTTTGCTATGAGGGCGATACCTTCTCCCCCGGGTTGATCGACGGCGTAAAGACCGTGACCTACCAAGCGGCATGCCCCCGAAAGTCCAACAAGGTGATAGGTGGTTTCTTACGTATCGTACGCTCCGACGGTACCGTGGACTGGCACTGGATGATGGAAGGCGATATCAAGCGATTGGAAGCGTACAGCTTTAAGAACAACCAGAAATGGAACCCGCAAACCCGGCAGAAAGAAGGGAAGGCCAATGCCCTTTATACCTCTAGCGAAGGAGGTATTGATCCGGGATTCTTGGAAAGCAAGCTTATCAAGCACGCTTTCGACGGATATCCCAAGGTACGCACGGGACAGTTCTCCTCATTCGAGACACAGGAGGAACCGCAAGAGATCGACTACGGACTGGAAGAAACAACCGTTATCCAGCCCAATCAAGCCGGACAGCAACCGCAAGCCCTCCAGCCCCAATCGGAAAATCCTTTACAAGGATTCGGAGAGCAACCGCAAGCGGAACCGGTACCCGTATCTGGTATAACAGCCCAAATATCACAAGAAGATGAAGAAGCCGGATTTTAAGAGTTCAATATCAACATTCAAAATTTTATCGACATGGATACACAGAATAACAATTTACCTTTCAAGGCTAACGAGGTCATTAGCATCTTACAGACAGCCCCGGATATTCTCGCCCGCAATGAGGCGTCGGTCTCAGCTTGCACGAACGCAGGGAAAACCCTCTTGGACACGATTGAGGGAAATGGAGGTATCGGCACGGACGAGATCGACACTGCGGTACAAGAATACCTTGCGAAGTCAAAGAAGACCGTAGAGAACATGAACAACCGCCGGAAGCCGTTAACCCAAATGCTAACGGCTATATCCAAACGTTTCACGACACTAGAGGGTTCCATAGACGCCAAATCCAAGGGAACCATCCCTTATCTGCTACAGATGGAGCGTAACAAATACGCCGCCAAGAAGCTGGAAGAGCAAAAACGCCGTGAGGAAGAGGCCCGGCAAAAACAGTTGGCGGAGAACGAGAAAGCCCAATACCGGGCCGACATAACGGTCTTGCTTGATACCACGTACGCCGCCTACGTCGAGAAGCATATCAACGCCTTGAACGGGATTTTCAATCGTGCCTCCCTAGCCACGTATGGGGACGTATGCCGGCAGATCACGCAAACAAGCACCGGTTTCTCATGGACGGATTTCGTGAAAAACGTCGTTGATAATAAACAGACATTCTATATGGACGGTGAGACCCGCAAAGCGATCAAGAACGAGATAGCCATCCTAAAGAAAAAAGAATATTCCGATCGATACGCTTTCGAGATCGAGGGACTGAAACAATCCTTGGTCGACCGCCTCCCATCCCTCCGGAAACAACTGGAGGAGCAAGAGGAAATTCGCAAGACCAACGCAATCGAGGCGGCACGGCTGGAGGAGGAGCGCAAACGGAAAGAGGCGGAGGAACGTCAAAAGGCCGAACTGGAACGCAAGCGCAAGGAAGAGGAAGCGAGAGCCAAGGCGGAGGCAGAGAAAGCCACCGCGGAAGTACAGGCAGCCTTCGATTTCAGTGCCGCCAGTATGTCTCCTACCCCTACCAAGGCGAAGATCAAGAAAAAGATCCAAGTCACCAATCCACAAGGATTCATGCAGGTATACCAGATGTGGTTCATGCGTGAGGGTATCAACATGAGCATGGAGGATCTTGAGAAGATCCATAAGAAGATGATCTCCTATTGCGAGAAAACAGCCAATAAGGACGGTGAGCGAATCCAGTCCGCATTCGTGAAATATGTCGATGATATAACGGCCAAGTGATATGAGAAAGCTATATCTGTCCTCATGGATAAACTTCGGGAAATACAGGCGTACACCGAGTAACCTAAAAAAGATCCTCGATACGGAAGAGGGCCGCAAATGGTTCCGGTGGCTGATGGATAACACTTACGATTTTGAATTTGACTTCGCAGTCATTGAATACTTAAAACTCAAGGAAAAAGATGCAAGATACGTATTACCAACGGTCTGAGGTCAGCAACTCAGACCTGACAGAACTAAAGAACCTCCTCTATCCCCGTACGCAATACGGGGATAAGGAGAAGGCGTTCAAGTTCGGGAGTCTGGTGGATGCGATGCTGACAGAACCCGAACGGGTAAGATATGACAAACATACGGTAGATGACGTATTGTATTCCGGCGAGGATTGGGAACTGGCACAAGCCATGATCAAGTCACTCCGTATGGAAGCCCGACACGATCCGCTCATTAAGTATGCATTGGAACAATCCGATAAACAGAAATTTATGGTAAATAAAAATCAAAAATTTCAATACGGCAATTTTGAATACACACTTGACACTCGTTGCAAATGGGATTTCTGGTTTTCAGCAATGGGGTTTGGAGGAGATTTAAAAACAACTTTTGCTTCTTCTCAAAAACAATTTAATGAAGCCATAGATTTTTTCGACTGGGATCGCTCAAGAGCTTGGTATATGGATATTGCTGGAAGTAAACAAGATTTTATTGTTGCAATAAGCAAAAAGAATCAACAAATTTTCAAAGCCACTATAAAAAAAGATGGCACTTTATATAAACGTGGCAAAGAAAAGTACGAAGAGCTAGCCTTCCGGTGGTGGATGCTAATAAGCTAATAGTATGAAGAGTCTAATTTTAATCCTAATCGGCTGGCTAAAGTACAGGCTGGTAAAGAAATGCCCTATATGCGGAGCTCCCGTACTCGTAAAGAAATTACAGACGCATACGGGAGATACATTCAACGTATATCATTGCGGCAACTGTGGCAACGATTATATCTTAAAATAAAAATCATGAATCTCAATATCACACCGACAGACAAGATATCCGAGGAACTGGCCGCCATAGATGCCTTCCTGAACATTACCATGAGCGAGGAGGTACAGGAAGCCGTCCTGCGAGGGAACGACCTCGCCGTCTATATCGCCCGAACCGGGAAGCTGCTGGCCGATGCCAAATATCACCTGAACGGGAAAAAGAAATCGGAAGTATTCGACACATTACGGGAAACCGCTTCACGGGCCGGAGCGACCTCAAAGGCCATAAACGCTATCATCGACAGCCTGTGCAAGGATGAGCAATACCTAGTCGACTGGTGTGATAGATTGAACCGTACCGCGACCCACCAATTGGAATGGTGTCGCACGATAATTAGCAAGGCGAAAGCTGAAATGGCCTTAGCGCCTCAGAGTTATAACAATCCTAAATTTTAAAAGAACATGGAAGAATTAGTAAAAGAGCAACCCGTGTACGAGATCCAGAAAGTGAAGATCAAGAACAACCAGCTCACGGCGGAGTATACGGAAAAGTTCGTGGAAGCGAACTACAAGAACAACATCCTAAAGGAATCGGAGCAGTTTATCCACCCCGATCTACTGTACGCGTTGAACCGGCTTAAGCCACACGTAGTGAAAATCTGTGAGATGCACGAGGCTACATTGGTCAATGTCGCCAATCCCTCCGACGATGACTTGAACGAGAAGCTAAAGAATATCATCGTCACCGGATACAGCAAAGGCGGTAATGATGAATCAGCCGGCGTATCAATCCAAGCGCAAAAACTCCTGAAGAGCGGGCAGGTCCTTAACCTCTCCGTCCCATTCACCAAATACGAGGACGAGTCTGGCGACGGGTACCTTTACGGAGCCGAGTTGAAAGAGGCCATCGGTAGATGTAGCTACGAGGTGGACGCTTATCTGTTCGAAGGCAAATATGGCATCAAGCAAGAATCCTTCGATTTCGATACCCCGGAGGAATCGGATATCACGGGCGAGAAGGAAGAGAAGCCAAAGAAACGGGGACGGAAGAAAAAAGAGCAGATCAAGGAGATCGCCGAGGAGGTGAAAGCCTTCGACGAGTTCGCCTAACTAATAATAAAAACAACCGTTATGCAAATCACTTTACAAAACACGGAAAAGGGACAATGCTACGCGGTAAGGTTTGACAGGTACCGCCAGCAGGTCGTTGACAAGCTAAAGACAGCCGTCAGCGTCCGCTGGTGGGACAAGTCTACCGGAGCGTGGATGATCCCGGCCAACAATAAGTGCAAGGCGGAGCTAGACCAGCTCACCTATTACGTGAGGCACTTCGAACCCGTCAACTGGGGAGGGAACGAGTCTAAGACCGACGAGGACATAGCCTATCAAATACCGGACATGCCCGAGTTGGACGAGGATCATGGCCTAAAGATACAACCTTACCCCTATCAACTGCAAGGAATCGCACGAGGCTTACAACTAAAACGGTTTATCAATGGGGACGACATGGGACTTGGCAAACAACAACCAGTCAGTAGTTACGTGGCTACTCCAAACAGTTTTAGGAGGATTGGAGAATTACAAATTGGGGACGAGATATTCGGCAGGGACGGAAATGTATATACCGTAAGTGGCGTGTACCCGCAAAAAGAACGCCGCGTGTTCAAAGTGACGTTCTCTGATGGCGTATCCTGTGAATGCGGCCCAGAGCATCTATGGTGTGTCCGGGATGCCAACCGTAGAAGAAAGGGGAAAGGATGGATCACCAAGACAACACAGGAGATCATGGATTCCGGCGTGACCTACAACCTAAAAGGTTTTGGCCATAACCATACAAGACGGAAATGGGAAATCCCAATGTGTGAACCTGTGAAGTACAAGGAGAGATTATACATCATTCATCCTTACATCATGGGGGTACTTTTGGGAGACGGCCACCTTTGCAATGGCAATGGGCACCTGTCTTTCTCTACACCGGACATGGATGCGGCTATTGCCGACAGGGTAAGAAAACTCTTACCTAGCGATATGCTGTTGGTACGGGACGATTACGCCACATGCCCGCGATACAACATCACAAAGAATCCGACAGTCCACGAAAATCGATTTTACCAAGAGATCAAACGACTCAAAGCTGACAAACCAAGTGTAGAGAAATTCATACCATACGAATACATGCACGGATCGGTAGAGCAACGCATCAACCTCTTACGCGGTTTGATGGATACGGATGGATCAGGAAAGAGAAACAGGATCACCTACAGCACCCTTTCCTATGGCATGGCGCGTGACATTGCCCTTTTGGTACGTTCCCTTGGAGGACAGGCGATCATACGCAGATACGATAGGCAAAACGAGGGTAAAGGCGTGGAATTTCAAGTAAACGTGAGGATCAAGGTTTGCCCATTCTATCTTGAACGGAAAGCCGCCGAATGGGACATCAAAAAAACAAACTATTGTTCACGGTATATCTCGTCTATCGAATATATTAGAGAGGAAGATTCCGTATGTATAAGCGTAACCGCTCCGGATCATTTGTATCTGACAAATAATTATATTGTAACGCACAATACACTTGAGAGTATCGCCACAATCAACAAGGCCGGCGCTTTCCCCTGTCTCGTTATCTGCCCCAATACGGTCAAGATCAACTGGCAACGTGAATGGCACAAGTTCACGGACAAGAAAGCCATGGTATTGACCGATTCGGTACGAACCTCATGGCCATTCTTCTGGCAAACGGGCATGAACCATGTGTTCATCGTGAACTACGAGAGCCTACGGAAGTATTTCGTACGCCGAATCAACAAATCGGAGAAATGGACGTTGAAAGACGTAGAGTTCCATAATACGATCAAGTTGTTCAAGAGCGTGATCATTGACGAATCCCATAAGGTAAAATCAACGGCTACCCAACAAAGCAAGTTTTGCAAAGGTATCACCGCCGGGAAAGAGTGGATCATCCTGTTGACCGGTACCCCTGTCGTAAACAAGCCCAACGACCTTATATGCCAACTCGCTATCATGGACCGGATGAACGATCTCGGAGGCTGGAAATATTTCACGAGCCGCTATTGCTCCGGGCCGCACGGGGCCTCGAACTTGAAAGAGCTCAATTTCATGCTCTGGAAGCATTGTTTCTTCCGGAGGGAAAAATCCAAGGTACTGACTCAATTACCCGACAAGGTACGGCAGATCGTGACCTGCGAGATCACCAACCGCAAGGAATACCAAGACGCCGAGCGTGACTTGGTGGATTATCTGAGACGATACAAGGAGGCCGACGATGAGAAGGTACAAAAATCGCTGAAAGGCGAGGTCATGGTACGAATAGGCATATTGAAGGACATAACGGCCCGGGGTAAGTTGAGAGAGGTGATCGATTTCGTGAAGGATTTTCGGGAGAACGGAAAGAAGATCATCCTCTTCTGTAACCTGCATGAGATCGTAGACCGGCTCCTACAGGCGTTTCCCACGGCGGTGTGTGTCACCGGACGGCAAGATATGCAACAAAAGCAAGCGGCCATAGACGCCTTCCAACGGAATCCCAAGACGGACGTCATCATCTGCTCCATCAAGGCCGCGGCGGCGGGTATCACGTTGACAGCGTCAAGCAATGTCGCTTTTATCGAGCTACCGTGGACATACGCAGATTGCGACCAAGCCGAGAGCCGGGCGCATCGTATCGGCCAAAAGGACTCCGTGAATTGCTATTACCTGCTTGGCCGCAAGACCATCGACCAGAAGCTCTACAGGATCATCGAGGAGAAAAAGCATATAAGCAACGCCGTGCTTGGCGCAAAGGACAATATACAAACAAACATCGTCGATATGATGGCCCGGATATTCGACGAGACCGAGGAGGAGGAATAGTCATGGCAGAGGAATACATAGGGATCAACCGCTTGAAAGAACGGGAGGACGCTAATAAATATCCACGAAGGAAATGCGTAAGATGTATCCGTTATCCATGCTTCTCCGGACAAGGAATAGGTACGCACGCCATTAATCTCGCCGCTTATGGATGTAAGGATTATAAAAGTCAAACAAGATTAAAGAATATGTCGCACAATGTAAACAAAGGAGGTTCAGATGCTTAAAATATCATTGTTAATAATCGGAATGATCTCGCTAATATTCATTCTCACGTCTGGAATATCGATCCAGTTCAAGCCATTCCATATATCCCTAGCTTATCCATACTTTGGAACAGGGATGGTATTGATAGCCATTGGTTTCGCCTTGTGCTTCGGCTCGGCTTACTATCATGGAATATCAAATCATGAGTTTAAAGATGGTTTCAGTAAAGGATTCAACGCTGGTATTGAATACATTATCGATTGGGCTAAGAATAAAAAAGAAGGCTAAAGATAACATTTTTATAGCGAGAGATAAAGACTAACAAAGAGAATAAATAAAAAGGCAGCGCCTCACAGCGCCACCCCATTACAACCTGCGACAAATATATCAAATAAAGACAACTATGGCAAGTGAGGCATTGAATAAATATATTGAGAAACGTTACGACAGGTGGCTGGATTACGCTAAGTATCACTGCTCACTTGCCGGAATGAGTAGTGAAGCTATTGACGTATTGAACGAGGTAATGTGTATGCTACTTCAAAAGCCTCTGGAACACCTCTCCCGGCTTATGGAAGCCAAGCAAGGTAAATATACCGAACTTGACTGGTATATCCTGCAAATGATAAAGCTGAACGTTACCTCGGACACGTCTCCCTACCGGCATAAATACAAGCCTATCCCGGTAGATGAGAATGTGGATTGGCGAAGACTGAACATTATTGATGAACCCGATGATAGTATTGACCGTACCGAGTATATCCGGGAACGTATGCAGGATATCCGGGATATGGTCGACCTGTTAGAGTTGTCCGAAAAAGCCAAACGGATCTTCGCTTGGAAATTCTTCGCCGGAGAGTCTTTCGCCGACTGGCCGGGGCCGGAAAGCCGGAAAGAGTTGTACGAAACCTACAAAAGTGTTTTCAATGCGGTGATGGATAAGAAGGAAGGGAGGTTGCTATTATAAACATATCGTGGATTGATTATCGAACTATATCAGTCCACGATATTACGCATACAATTTAAATACACTATCAAAAATGTTGTACAAAACTTTTGAAGCACCAAAATCGTTATGTATTTTTGTCCACAAACAATATGAATATCAACCATGGCACAATTATTATCTCAAATAAGAAAACAAACACTAACAATACTCCTTTCATTGTTTTTAGCACCTTTTGTCCTTATTCTAATCGGAGACATTATTGGTTCAAACATTCCTCTTTATACTTTTGGGCTTAGCTTAAAAGACTTTTTCACTATGTGGACTGCTATTTTTGGAGTATTTGGCATCGTTTATAATATATATCAAAATCAGAGACGGATCTCACAACAAGAAAAACAATTGGATGGACAGTCTAAACAAATTGAATATCAAAATATGCAACTAGAGCTACAAGCCAAGTCTGAGCGTAATTCTAGATTTGCTAAAGGTGTAGAATTATTGGGAAGCAACCAAGAATCTGCCAGAACTGGTGGAGTATACAACCTTATTTTTCTAGCAAAAGAATACCCCAATGAATTTAAAGAGACTGTTTTTAACATTCTATGTTCTCATATAAGATCAATTACAAGTATCAATGATTATAAAAAGGAATTTAATTTGAATCCATCAAATGAAATCCAAACATTGATGTTATTATTATTCAATAGTGACGATAATTTTTTTTCTGATTTAGAAGGTGACTTATCTAATGCATATCTAGCTGGTATAAAACTAACTGGAGCAAACTTATTCAGAGCAAATTTGTCGTATACCAATCTAATTAAAGCAGATCTATCCGAAGTAAATATGTCAGAAGCAGATTTGTCTAGGGCAAATCTTTCTAACGCATTATTAATAAATACAGATATGTCTAGAGCGAACTTACACTACACAGACATATCTAGAGCAGTACTAAGTCAGGCAAAATTGATAGAAGCTGACTTATATAAGGTCATACTGTTTAAGGCGGAAATGTTTGAAGCAAATCTATTAAAAGCGACGTTGGAAAATGCGAATATATCTGAGGCAAATTTAATCGAGACTATCTTCTGTCAAGCAGACCTAACCAATGCAAACCTAACAAAAGCAGACTTGTTTAAGGCTAACTTATCCAAAGCAAAATTAATCAAAGCCAACATGTACCAATCAGATCTATCACAATCAGACCTTACATTCGCAAACCTTAGTTATGCTAACTTGCAATATTCAAAGCTTGATTATTCAAATCTTAAAAAAACGGTCTTACTCAATACAAATTTACGGAATGTTGATCTAAAAAACGTAGATCTATCCGTTACAAATAGAGAACAAGCTATTCTGTAAATCCCCCTTCCAACAGATCTTTAACCCTAAAGTTCATCTACGTTTCTTTATCAACCAAACAATCACATAACCAATACTAACTATCAAGAATCCATATAAGATCCCTATCGCCCACCCTCCTACCTCAATCTTTATTTTCTCCCAACGAGATAGCTCTTTTTCCACAAAGACCGGAACCTCCACCTTACGATCCACGTAGATTTCTTTCGAAGGCAGATATAACGTATCTCTAGGAACTCTCATATTGGCGATCACGTTACCGAGACTATCCAGCTTGAACATGAGTTCCACGTTCTTCGTGTTAGCCATGTCCAGCCAACGAAGGACTACCTTACCGTTCTCATCGCATTCCATCAACGCACGGATAGAGGCGCTATCGGCTGGCATTGGGTAAGGTACCAACTTATCTATGTAGATCGAGTCTATACGATTCTCGATAGCGACAGGTTGAATCTTGGTTCGACACCCAAACAGGGAGAGGATACCTACCATTATTAATACAATGCATCTAGGTTTCATTATTATAAAAATTTGATTGTACCCGTATTTGGATGCCGCCCGGATACGAAAAAGGCGACTAAACCATGATGATGGGATAGCCGCCAAACTCTTCAATAAAATGTAAAGTTATATGCTATTTAGGAGGGTTCTTTTTTCTTAGACTCCTTAAATCCTTATCCAATTCTTTTATACTATTCAAATATTCTTGCTCCTTTTGAGCCTCTTTATATAAAGCATACTCGTTCTTTGCCTTTTTCTTAGCCAGTTCTTTTGATATTTTACCTAAATCAGTCAAGATGCTCTTACGGTTCATCGTTAAGATAATATTAAGGTTGTCTTCCCAATCTTTCATCCTCATCGGTATATGGTTGATAGCTTGGGCCTCTGCGAAAGATAGGTATTGCTCGACTATTAATTTCAAGTTGTCAAGCTCATCTTTCGTTAAGTAGTTCTTACCGATATTAATATCTGAAGACTTAACAATACCTTCTTTCTCCGTAGAGGTAAGTCCCATCATCGGTAACTTTGCGTTCGCCCTATAATAAATCAATTCCGCTGCTGTTTTTCCACTTACCGCCCAAAGAAGCTTGTTTTGTACGGACGCAAAGAAATCAAGTGTTGTCTGGTCATTTTTATCGTAATCTATACTTAACATATAGATATCCTTGATTTGCTGGTAAAACACTCTTTCGGATATACGTATCGACCGAATTCGATCTAACAGTTCCTTGAAATAAGTCAACGACTGGCCTTTTATGAATCTATTATCATCAAGAACATAACCTTTTACCAAGTATTCACGAAGTGTTTTTGTAGCCCAAATACGAAACTGGGTCGCACGTTTACTGTTAACTCTGTAACCGACGGCTATGACCATATCAAGATTGTAGAACGTCACTTCCTTCGTTTGAGTTTTCCCGTCAATAGCTCCATGCTCAGTGGTTATTGCATTTTTTGCAACAACCACTTTTTCTTCAAGCTCACCATCTTCAAAGATATTTTTAATATGCCTGCTTATTGTCGATACACTAACATCAAACAATTCGGACATTCCTTTTTGAGTCATCCAAATAGTTTCGTTAATGGCATCTATTTGCACTTTCACATCACCACTATCTGTATTAAAGATGACTATTTCACCTAAGTTTTTATTTTCTTCCATAACATATAACTTTCACATCACAAATGTAAAAATTATTTGTTATTGGCTATCCCATCCTGTCAAAGAACCCATTGTTAAAACCCTAATTCATCGGATATCATAACAAGCTCCACCCCGTTATCACATCCGACATATCAGCCTCTCTCCCATTCTCCACCTTGCTCATCCCGGCCACAATCCGGATCATTTGCTCACGATCGTTGATGTTGATCGGATCATCGGCAGGGATACCGGCATAATCAGATACGGCCTTAATGTAAGCGTTCGTATTATTCTCGTTTTCCGGCGCCCATCTTCCTATTATCTTGCGGATCGTATCCAGCTTATAGTTCCGGTAATAGTTAGACAGGATCTTGAAGATCGCCCTATACCCGTATGCCATCGATTTAAATTGCTTGAACTCTTTGTCTGAGCTTGTCTTCTCGCCTTGGAAGACATCGCTATTCCTTCTGATGTTCCCGGGGTTGTTGTTACGTAATCCCCGAGGTAAATTGTTATTTCTCATTCCTTATCCTCCCTCATTAATAACCGTTCTGCGGCTCACGATCGCCGCATTTCTTTTTCTCGCACCTCTTTAAAGCCAGTTCTAGCTTCACGTCCGAATAACTCTCCTTCAAGGTGAAAAGCTCGTCCTGCACCTGCCGGAGCCGTCCGGTCTGCTCAACGAACCGTTCCTCCTTCTCAGACAACTGCTTTTGCAAGAACTCGTTATACTCACGCAGGGCCTTGAACTCCTCCACGTCAGCTTGAGCATCCGCTATACGTGCGTTCGTCTTACGGTTCGCCCACGCACGGATGCCCCATTTTATCCCCTCAACCCCGCCCATCGCGCCGATTATCGCCAATATCGTATTCAAATCAACTCCCATAACTCGTTTTCTTTTAATATATACGGGGGCTTTTATTTGCCCGCCCCCGATAAGGCCTATAATATTTTCTATCTATTCTCCAACTCTTCCACCCTCTTCTCAAGTGCCTTGACCTTGGCGTAAAGCTCCTTGATCCCGTTGATCCCGAAGGCGGTCAGCATCTGGATATAATCGACTCCGTAATAGGAATCCCCGTTATCCGGTGTTATGAGTTGTACCGCCTCCGGAAGAACCTCTCGGACGGCTTGCGCCGACACGCCGATGCGAAGGAGCTTGTCCTCGTCCTCCTTCATCGTGTAGTAGAACGCGGAGATACCCTCCAGCTTATCCAGCACGTCCGGGATATCGAAGAAGACGCTCTTCAGGCGGATATCGGACGAGGTCAAGCCTTGGTAATTGGTGATATACACATGGGCCGTGCTCGCGGCGTCCTTGTTGATATACAGGTTGGCTATATTCCCGGGACTGTTCCAGCCATAGATACCGTTGCCGTTATCGATCCGTACCCCCAAGAACGGGTATCTCCCGCCCGGGGCGTTAAACACGACCCCCGTGCCCTCCCTGTACAACACTTTCTCTACCCCCATGTCGTAAAAATAGGGACCGAATCCCTCGAAGAACACACCGCCCCACGAGCTACGGTTTCCGAACTTCCCGGCGAACTGCGTGGTCTTCCCGATAGTCAACATTTGCGGAAAGGTGATTTGTGTACGATCCGAGACGGACGTATCCACGGCCAGTGACCCGTTCGTGATGGTGAAGTTTCCGATCCTTGCCAAGTTCGCGAAGATCTCCTCCACGTCAATCTCCGAGGCAGCTATCTTCCGTGCCATCAGCAAATCGGTCGCCACGCTGGAGAAGTTCGCCCCGAAGGTGTCCCAATAGGCGGTATTGGTTGGATGTTTTCCCTTGAAGGCAGGCTCGTTGTCATCCACCTTCGCCACATAATACGTGCGTGTGCCATCGCTATTCTTGATCGATACGATATCGGTAATCTTGGAGCTGGCGTTATAGGTAGCGCTTGAGTCGTAATCGCCACGGTAGGTGCAGCGGGGGCCACGGTCGCCACGGGGACCGGGATCGCCGTCTTTCCCGTCCTCGCCATCCGTGCCGTCTATCCCGTCCCTTCCCGGTTTGCCTTCCTCCCCCTTGATCTTGGATACGCTCCATGCGCTCCATACCCCGTTTCTCTTGGTGCTGGTGGCCATCCAGATCGTGTCCGTACCTTGGGTGTCGCTCCACTGGGCATTGGTATTAGGATGACCGTTCGGGGCCGACGGGCTCGCCACGGATGAGAACTCCACGTCGAAATCGGCCGTGTCCGTCATTTGCCTCGGGGTCGTCCACGCCGCTTGCTGTGGATCCTTCCCGTCCGACGAGAAGATCCGGGTGGAGGCCCACAGGATAGCCTCACCGGACGGGATCCCGTCGCTCCATCCCTCCGTGGTCGGTAACGGGGAGGCGTACGAGCCGCCAACGGGGACGGCGGGCGTGGCGTTCGTGCGGATGAACACCGTGCTCTTGAAGCTGTTCGAGCCTTTCGCCACGAGTCTCTTCCAGTACCTCGTGTTATCGGGGGAGATCCCGGGCGTGGTCTGGGATATACACTTATACACGTTGCCATCGTAAGATACCTTGTCGCCGGGGTAATAGACGGGCTTGTCGGAGTAAGCGCCCCGGTCCACCTCCGGATAGTCGATCTCGCCGGAGGGCGATTGGTAGACACTGCCTTTCAGCACGAGACCGTCTCGCTGGTCGTATGAGAGGAAGGCGTTGTCATCGCCGATCCGGAACGCCTTGGAGAGCATGTCCCAATACTGCGTGCCGTCCGTGTTGATGATCTTGTTCAGACGCATCCAGCCCGGACCGATCTCGCTGAAGCCGTAAAGCGTGGAGAAACTACGCTGGCCATCCACCTCGGTGCTCAAGGCCCCGCAAAGGAGGTTGTAATACGAGCCGTCGTCCAAGTCCCTCGGCTCCTCGCTGAGAAGGAAAGAGCCGGACGATCCCGACTTGGCGCAGCGGGCGTACAGGTACATGGCCTCCGTGTCATCCCCCAGATAGGGAGACATATAGGCCGCCATGTTCCAGTACTTATACTCGGTCACCTTGTGGGAGGGGGCGAGAGAGTCTATACCCAACGTCATGTGCTGCAAGATCCCGGAAGGGGTGGCAAGCGTACGTTTCCGCTGGTCATACGTGAAGGCGTGATCCACCTCGGTGACCGTCTGCCCGTCCGCCGTGGGAATACGGTTGACGAAACGGAACTGCAACGACTCATGCCCCACCAATACCGACATGGTGCGAAGCCACGACATCGCCTGGCCCTTGCCGTAATCCTTGAACGCTTTCTCCAGCATTCCTTGCATCTCCACCGCGTCACGCCAACGGCGAAGGGTGAACGATACGGCCTGCTTGTGCCGTGTCTCGTTCGTCACCTCCTCGCTCTCCAGCTTGCCCAGCTCATCGGACAGGAAACCGCCTACCGGCGTATTGGATAGCTCAAGCTCCGGACTGTGGGGCCTATTAATGTGATCCCTCACCCCGGTGATCCGGATCAGGATACCGTCCGGCTGGAACTGGGGATCGCTGAAATCGACATAACCGCCGGGTACCAGCTTGGCGCCGATCGCCAACCAATTCTTCTTGGCCCATATGCCGTCCAGCTCTCCGCTGAACGTGAATTGCCGCTCCTCACGCTCGTAGAGGTAACGAACAGCCTCCCGGAACATGTCCCAGCTCGCCCCTGTCTTGGTGGCGTTGTCGCATACGTAGGCTGTGGGAAGGGATATGTTAAAGACGGCGTACTTGTCTCCCACCTCCGGATACAGGGACGAGTTGGGAAGATCCATGCCGTCCTGCTCAGCCGGTACGATCTCGAACTTACGACCGTCATGTATGTACTTTACGTCGAACTCACGGCCCGCCAGACGGCCTGTCTGGAAAATAACCGTCATGGTCTGACCGGCGATTAGGCAATCCTCGAAATTGAGGTTGGCGGGAACCGATGAGTCATAGAAGTTGTAGAACGTGACATCGTTCCCGTCCGTGTCCTCGCCCGGCTCCGTGTCGGTCTCGCTCACCGTGCCGACCCTGGATGGATATATATCGCTGGCATCGTAGCTGTCCTCATTATAAGAGGAAAGGGGCCTGTCCGCACGAGTGACATACATCCCGTCCTTGTCGGTCTTGTAGCGTCTGCCTTGATAGGAAAGCTCCTGCGACTTGGGGAGCAGCAAGGTCTGGCTGCCATAGGCCGAGTAATCGATATTCCGCTCACCGCCTTGCACGTACAATATCTCCACGGGGAGGTTGTCACCTTGGTTCGCACGACCTACACCCGGAAGGAAACCGTTTCCCTTGCCATAGCTGAGAGCGACCGGGGCATCCTTGAAGTACTCCACCTTGCGCAAGTGAACTGTCTTTCCGACGATCTCGAACTCCGTGTCGAACTCCTCGGCCAAACGCCCCAATACAGCCCAGCATTTCTCATGGTTGAACGACAACAGTTTCTCCGGGGCCTCGATCACCGTGCCGACCGTCCAGCCGGAATCATAGAGATTGAGGTTGTCCACCAGCAGCTCCACGAACATCCTCGGCGTGGCCGTCATGACGAACTTGAGCTTGTACGGCTTGTCGGACAACAGCTTGTACTTATATTTTTTCAGGATCTCCTCGTTGCCGCCGAAGGTGACGGTATAGTCGAATACCCTCGTGCCCTCCTTCTTGAAATCCGAAGGGTACCACAGCGTGTACCTTTCCCACTGGTACTCGATATACGTCCCGGTGGGCAGCTCCACGTGATCCACTAGGGAGTAACGCAGCTCCACCTTCTTCGCTTGCGCTATCGCCCGGTAACGATAGCTGTCATCGTCCACCGGGATGTCAAGCAATACCTCGCCCGTCTTATCATAGATACGCATCTCGAACGGTATTTAAAGGGTGTTCGAGACGCTTTCGGGCATACCCAGCAAGGCACGTACCCTCGCCTTGCAGTCGTTACGGTAACGTTCCAGACAGGCGAACTCGGCCTCAAACTCGGCCTTTCTCTCATTATCCGAGCTCAATTTATTCAGCGTTATCGCCTCTACCCGATCGGCGGAATACTCTCTCCGGATCAATCCGGACACGAGACTGTCATAACTTGCGGAAGTAGCCTCTATCAGCGTACCGCCATCCTCGCACGTGCCGGTATAGGCGTAAGCCACGCGGGGCTCCGGTTCCGGTTCGCCCCCGTGGCCCTCCGAAACGTGGTTCTCCAGGACCTCCTCGTTCAGGTATAGCAGGTAATGGTTGTCATCGTATTTTACGAATGTCTTTCTCTCCGTGTAAATCGCTCTTGTCTCCATATATTTAAATGTTTTTTAGCCGACCCGGGAGGATCGGCCAAGAGCGATCCCTACGGGTCAAGTGAACCTGAAAAATTTCTTACCGAACTTGTTGGTGAGCACCTTTATCACGGTATCCACCGGCAAGTCCTCGTGAGAGAAGTCCGTGAGCGCCTGGTCGATCAAGACGGCGGAACCGGTGAAAGCGTAACGCTCCTCGCCTTTCCATCGGAAACGTATGGCGAGGCACTTCTTTGGCGTGCCGTCCTCGTTTCTCTCGATCTTGCTATCCTCAATCTTATAATCGATCAACTCGATCAGCCTGTCCTCCTCGGGGCCTCTCCGGTCCTCCGGTATCCGGGTATCATAAAGTATATCCTCGAATCTCATTTTCCGGTCGGCCGGGAGATCCTCCCACGGACTTTTTTTATTCCTTATCACCTGTCCCAGTCTTTTCCTTGGTGTTTCCATTCCTAATTTATTTAATAGATTACTCGTATCAGCGTGTTGAATGAAGCCTATACGGGAAGAGGCCCTCCTCCTTATCTCCTCGTCCGGCAAACCCTTCTTTCTCAATCTCGCTATCTGGCGGCAGAGAGCCACCTTGTTACGTTTCCGGACACGGACGTGATCCGGGAAATGCACGTATCCCCCCGTATCGACACCGTCCGTCACGTGCCCGATCTTCCATCTCGGGTTAAGACCGATCCTAAGCTCGTTAGCGTAATAAAGACCGATCCACTCGATGACAAGGTGCAAGAATACGGTGTCCTCATGCAGTATCAGGACATCATCGGCGAGACGGTAGCAGAAATCCAGACGGTTCAGATATCCCTTGAACCTGTCCGAGAGATATTGGATCCCTTTGGATAACTCCTCATAATCATGTTCTGTTTTGGCCGTCGCGATACTTTCCTCGATATATCTTTTCGTGTAGTACTCAACCAAAGCCGGGCATTCCCCGACATGGAAGCACCGCTTCAAATCGTGATCGAAAAGATAAAGATAGACAAGCGAGAAGAACTGCGCCAGCTTCGTGCCGGGGAACATACCGGTATCCCCCTCGACGCTATCGATGATCTCATCAAGCCTTCGCAATAAATGATTATCCTTGATACGTGTCCTGAGCTGGCTTTTCAGTACCGGGTGATTGACGGTCGGATAGAAGTGGTGGATATCGCACAGGAGATAGTCGGTGGTACGTTCCGGATATTTTCTTAAGACCTTCCGGATCATCCTCATGTAGGCGTGGGGACCGCGTCCTCTCACCCCTCCGTAGGTATACGCGGAGAAGGATCTCGTAAAATAATCCTCCACCTCATTGAGCATCGCCCAGTGCTGGACATGATCCGGGAAAGGGAGCATCCCGATAAGACGTTTTTTCGGCTCATGGACGGTCATGAAACGATACGGGGAGGTTACGAACGTCCCGTTTTCAAAAGAGTATAGGAGATCGGAAAGGTTCTTTTCCAAGTCCGCCTCGAACTTTATTATGGCCTTTTTGCCATGCTTGTTCTTGCTGGCATGATCAAAAGCCTTGTAATAGTTTTCTTTCCGGGCTATATCCCCGGAAAAGTCACCTTTTCTCCTCATGGTGTCCCAAGTGTCTTTTAGTGTCCAGTGTCTGCAATCGCCATCAGGTCATGAGCCGTCGGTTTATCAACCTACCGGGACTATACCCTTAGCCTTGATTTTTTGTCCAGTGACAGGGTCTCTCCTCCACTTCTTCTTACTGAATAAATCAGCGGCGTATCCTAGGGGCGACGACCAGTTCACGTTAGCGTTCGAGACCGCATTGTTACCATTGAGGTACGCTAAGCCGGCATTAGCACCGTTGTTCGCATGACCACGACGGAACGGACAGCGAAGGCCGGAAATAGCGTTGTCGTTATACCAACCGTCGCAATAATAGGTGCTGGAGCTGCCGGAGGCGACAGTCGGGGCGGAGCATAGGTTCTGCATACTGAGCTCAGTGATATATTTCCAGCCACTGGGATCGTTCTTAGGAACCCTCGCGGCCTTTATCAGACCCTCGATCGAGTTGATGTTGAAAGCCGAGTAAAGGGACGGGGCGACATAATAATCTCCGCTACCGTCGGACAGCTTGTTTATCAAGGAGCCACGCTCGATCAGACCGATATGGCCGTAGAAGTTCTTCAAGCCTAGGAAGCAAGGGACGTGCGCTTGGTGGACGGTACCACCGTCCGAGCCCTTCACGGCGTAGTCGCTCACGCCGACCGAGTCCCCCAACTCGATCCCTACGCTCGTCGGAATAATCGGATAACCACCGTTATGGCTAGACCAAGGATCCCAAGACCACTCGGTAACACCTTTACCGGTACCGCCCTGATATAGGCCATTGGAGTCCTTTACCGGGTTCAACGCGGACTGGCAATCACGGGTACCCATGATAAGGCGGTAAAGATAACCGACGACGCTGTTCGCGACGAACCAGCCGGATTCCCAGCCCTCACCCTTCTTGCGGGCGGCCGTGCCGAAAGCCGCGGCGTTCATGTTCGTGGCAACCATGCCCAGCTGCGTGTTGTGCTTCCCGTCCCTCGTCGCGTCGTTGTTCCCGCCACGATAACGGGGATCGTCACTGACGACGGAGACCAACGTGCCGCTCGTACGGTCCATGACGCCGGCTCCCAAGGCCGACGTACCCCCGGCCGGGATGTAATAGTTCAAATGACCCTCGATCGGGGTCGGGCTGACAGCCTCGTAATAATAGGTGGAGTCAACCCACCAAGAGTAGTAGTGGGCGTTCCAGCACCACAGGTAATCGCCCATCGTGCCGTCCAAGGCGGCGGGACTGCCGTCGGCGAAACGACGGTGGTTCGTCGGGTCAAGCTTACGCCGGCTACGGTCAACGGACACGAGGTAGCAGCCCAGACCGATCACGGAGGGAAGATCCCGCAGGAAATCGATATTACCGTAAGCCTCGCCGACTGGCGTGCCCTGACCGCGTTTCCAGCGACGGATAGCAACGTGCTTGTTCACGATCGATACCGCGTCGGCGAAAGGGATCCTCACTGACTCGCCCGTTTCCTTGGACACTCCCTCGATCAAATACTTGGAGGGCTGGCTCGTGTCGGCCAAGGGCAGCTGGTCGATCGTCTTGCCGTTATCGAAGGCCGTGATGATAGCGCGTACCTTCTCCTCCTCTGCTGTTGTTAATGACATGATTCTGTATATTAAAATGTTAGACAATTATACCTTTCGTATCCGGCTACCGGATAAAAATCTCATCACGCTACCGGCCTTGCGGATAACCGGGGCCGTGACCTCGATCTCTATCGTTTGGGCGAGCGAGGTGTTCTGCGCCGGGATAACGTGGATCGTGGCCGTGCCGGTCTTACGCACGGTCAAGTTCCCATGTGGGTCCACATACAGGGCATCCCCGGAATAAAACGCTTGCTGAAAGATCACGTTCGGAAGGACATAGGCCGGGAACAGACTCACGGCAATCCTCTGGGCGACCGTATTCCCCAACGTTATCCTCTTGACGTATCCCAACTCCATCCTCGTGGGGGCCAATAACGCCTGGCTCATCAACGATTGCTCGGCGGCTCTCATCGACGCTATCTGCGCCTTGCCCTCGGAGATCATCGCCTCGGCATCGACTGCGGCAGCCAAAGCCTCATCAGATGCTCGACCGGCCAAATCAGCCTGTTTCCCAGCCTCCAACGCTTTAGCGTTAGCCAAACCCGCAGCAGAGATAGCGTTCCTCGTGGCCTCGATAGCCTTATTCGCCTCCGCAAGGGCGGTCTTGGCCGCTTCCGTTGCCTGCGTACCACGGGCGATACATTTCCACCAAGCCGTATCGGTCAAGGGATGGTTCTTGTTTCCGTCCTTGACACAGAGGTAGCAGCTATCATCCGTGACGACGAAATCGAAGGTGTTGTACGTACTCGCCGTGGCATAAACGCCCTTATCGACGAACGCCACCTTCCCCAATACTATCTGACTCATTATAATTCCTCCTTCCTTTTTTTGGTCATACGTTCAAATACAGCTCACCGGTCTCTTGGTTGAGCTTGACAAGGTTTGGTGACACCTCGTCCTCGTAGGACATCACCAGCGTCATGTCGGCGGGGTTGATCGTGAAGGTCGGGTACAAGACGCCTCCCTTGGCGAGGATGCCCGTATCGACATACCTGTCCCCATCCAGATCCCATTTCCACCAGTTGCCGTTATCGCCAACCTTCCATGGGTGGTCGGCCAGCTCCTGCGCGCGGTCACCCTGTGTCTTGGCGAAGTTACCCTGCGTGTTGGCGTAAACGGCCTTATCGTTGGCGAGACTCGCCGCGGTGTTGGCGGCTTGCGTCGCCTTCTCGGTGTTCGCTTTCAAGGTCTCCAAGCCTACACGCGCGTTATCGGCGTTCGTGGCCGCCGTGTTCGCCTTCGTGGCGGCGGCGGTAGCGTTGGTGGTGGCCGCTTTCGCCTCGTTCGTCGCGGTGATGGCGTTCGCCGTGGCCGTATTGGCCTTTGACGTGGCCGCCTCGGCGTTCAGCTTGGCGGTGTTGGCGTTGGAGGCCGCCGTATTGGCCGCCTTGGTGGCGGCACGGGCGTTGGAGATCTCCGTGAGCATGTTCTCGTAAGCCGTCTGGATGGTCCCGAGGCTCACCTTCACGCTGGTTTGTATACCGTCTATGATCTTGCAACCGATCGTGTACAGACCGGTGAGGCTGTCGGCCAACGCGAGCTCCGATATTTTCTTCTTCTTTTTAGGCATATGTGTTCAAGTCTATGTAATATTCCCCGTCCTCCGTGACCACCAGTTCCCCGGCCTCGGTAGCCAGCAGGTAATCGATACCATCCATCCGGAACACCGTGAACTCCAGCGTGAGGTTGAATGTCACCACCACACGCCCACGGAGGCTCTCCAGTTTCCAGCCGGACGTCCTCTTGTAGTAGCAGGGGTATTCCTCCACGTTGTAATCCACGTACAGCGAACGCTCTCCCGGTTGGATCAAGGCGTGGAGCAGGGCGTCGTAACAGTTCCAGAACGCCGTCATTGAGCCGGCGATCAGGCAGCATTTAAGCGTGACCTCCTTGCTATTATACACCACCTTGCCGGCATCGTAGATCCTACCGTTAACGTCCAGTACCGTACGGGACAGGTTAGTCTTCACGGTCGGGGATCTCATGATCTCGTCCCGCCCCTCCGTCACCATTACGCCGTATCGATCCAAGGGTACGCCGTCCAGCTCGTACTCGGATGGAGGAACATACGCTCTACCCTCCGGGATCGCCACGGAAGAGGGTCTTACGGGCCGGTCCTCGGCGAAACGTAACGTGAAGGCCTCCAACGTGTCCCAATCCTCATACGCCGGGCTCTGGATGAGTCGCAAGCTCCACTCCCTGCCCAACGAGGGGATACGGAAGAGGTGATACCCGGGCTTCGATAGGTACTCGACAAGAGCACCGGTGGATCTTCCGTCCACGCTGCGGACGAACGTGATGTTGAGCTCCCGTGGTTTCAAGGTGGGCTTTTCCAAGTCCGGCTCTATGCCGTCCTCGTCCGGCCAGTCGTTCCTATCCGGTTCCACCAGCTCGGGGAACGGGAGAAGGCCGTCGTAACCTCCCTCCGTGATCCATACGCCGAAATCGGTGTAGGCGTCCTTGCCGTCTATGTATAACTCACCCCTCATAAGATCACCACGGTATTATCCTTGTTTATCTCAACCTCTCCCCCGATATTCACCAGCAGGATCACGGCGTAGTCGCTCGCCACGACCCTAGCCTTGCCGCCGTGCATGAGGATCACCTTGTGAACACGCTCGTTATCGTCTATCGTTATCACCGCATCCGTATCACCTATCACGGCGATATTGCCGGGATTGGTTACGTCCACGTGGCCGGAGTCAACGTACACCCCGTAGGGCATCACGTGACCGGCCATGCCACGGAACATGTCTAACGACGGGAAATCATTCTCCGCGCAAAACTCACGCCCCTGCGGGCTGAAGAACAGCCACACGAGGCTTCTCCAGTCCGTCACCCCGTTAGAACCACTGCACGCCCCAAGCGAGAGGGCCGATTTGATTATGTCGTTAACCGTCTCCATCATTATCTTGATCTCATTAATATACCCTTGTCGTTAATAGTCTTTATACCGGAGGCCGCCGACTTGGTATTCGCCTCTATCTTCTCGGATAGGGCCTCTATACGCCCGGAGATCTCAGCTACCTTGGCCGTGTTCTCCGACACCTTCCCAGACAGATCCTTGATCGCCTCCACGTTCTTCCATCCCCTTGTCTGGAGGTCATATATGAAGCGCATCTGGTCGGCTATACCCGTCACTTGCACCAACGTCCTATCTAAAAATATAAGTTGCGTTGACATCTTACCGTCTATCACGTTAGCCGAGTCCTGCGAGATGGAGGCGATGCCCTTCGAGGAGGCCACACGGGTATTATCATCCTCGGGATCGTCAGGCTTGAAGTACTTGTCGGCCCAGCCGAACTTACGGTCGAGGTCGTCGGCCAGCTCCTGCGCCTTTTGGTCGAGGTAGTCTTGCTCCCAATCACTGATGTAATTATCAGACCAGAACTCAAGCAGCTTCTCTCGTATGGCTTTCATGGGATCGGAAGCGGCGGCCTTGATCGACTCCGTGACCATATTCCTTATCATCTTCCTCACGAGATCCTTGGCCGATCGCGCCTTGTCCTCCCCGGCGGCCCACGCGTCGGCGTAAGCGTTGGCGAAATCGTCGATCGCCGATTTTATGTCACTACCGAAAATGGCGTCCTTGCCGGCCTCCTTATTATCCGCTATGGTGTTATTGATCTCGTCTATCTGGTCCCGCCACTCCTTGATGCGGTCATTGTCGGTTTTCTTCTTGTCCTCCTCCTCCTTGATCTGGTTTTGGATAAGCACTTTTTGCTGTTCCAATAGCTTATTCTGCTGGTCGATAAGCTTGGAGGCATCCTTGGAATAGGCTTTCTCGATGGACCTGCCCAGCTTATCGTACGACTTGTCCAACGTGTCGATCTGATCCTGCAAACGCTGGATACGACTCTCGTTCTTCTTGTCATGGATCTTGGCGATAGAGGAGGCAAGGGATGTGACCACCCCGATAGCGGCACCGGCAGACGCACCGATCGGCCCGAACATCGCACCGGCTTTCGCCCCGTCCATGGCGGAATTGACCGCGTCCATGGCCACATTCAAGCCTTCGGCTATCTCACCGAACGCACCACCGAACGAATCCCCGAGTTTCGAGAAAGTATCAGAGAGGAATTGCCCGGACCGCATGATTTCGCCAAGCCCTTCCTCTATATCGTCAATTGCCTGTCGCAGCTTTTTCGTATCGTTACCAGCCTCAAATACGCCTTTCAGACCTTTGGCGACCTTCTCGTATGCCGGGCGCAACTTGTCCGCGGCTTCCTTGTTCTCCTTGAGCGCATCCGAGATATCTTTTAGTTTATCGGGTGATTTACTCCACAGTTCAAACGTCTCTTTCGTGATACCGAAATCCTTGCCCTTGCTCTCATCCCAGACACCGCTTTTCAAGAACTCCAAGGCTTCACGCCCCTTCCGGTTGATGGCCTCCAACTCGGAGAGGGTCTTGTCTTTCATGTCACCGAACAACCGACTGATAGCGGAAGTCGTCTTGCTCGCCTCTATGTCGAGATCAGACAGTTCCCTTTTCATGGCCTCGGAAAGGGACTTACGCTCGCCTTCCGTCGTAGCCTTGGCTATCTTCTCGTTATAAAGAGCCGTGATAGCATCTCTCTTATCAAGATAAGAACCGTATTCTTTCAGATACTCGTTCATGGCACGTTTCTCTTCCTCCAGTTCTTCCTTATTCACATTAGAGGTCGATCGCTCCCGTTTGACGTATGAGTTCACCAAGGCTGTACGAATCTCCACGGTCTGTTCCTTAGTCAGTTTGCCGCCTTGAGCGTCTTTCCACTCTTTTTCCTTGGTAAGTATGGCGGCGATCTCATTGTCATAGTCTAGGTTTATCTGGGCGATCTTCTTTGCGGAGCCTTCTTTCATCAGATCGATCTCGGATTGCTGGTTCTGCCGGCGGAGGGATAGGAGTTCGTCTTGAAGCTTTTTTCGCTTTTCTAGTTCCTTTTTATCAATAGGTGTAGCTATTTTCGCCTTTTCCTCCTCTTGTTGGCTACTAGCTAACGCCTCCGCCTTCGTACGAGCCTTCAATCCTTGTACGACTATCTCAACCGCTTTATCATGCTCAATCTTCAACTGCTCGTTCCGTTTTCGTAAACGACGTAACTCAAATGCCTCCGAAAAGCTGGTATCAATCCAACTTTTCTTGTCTAGCTGGGAGATTCGATGGTTATTTTTTGCAATTTCATCCTCTATGGAGTTTACGGTAGCGCGCTGTTGGGCCATGGTTCGCTCATCTATCGATTTAGAAAGCATCTTATTAGCCTCCGTCATATCCATCAACATGAACTTTTGCAAGGATAGATTTTTCAGTTCATCCGGATAGAGGGCTTGTAATTTCTCGTATGCCTCCACTTTCTGTAACATGGACTTGTTATCGTCGCGCAAAGCATTCAATAGTTCATCCGTTTGAGATCTCATGCCTTCTATCCAGTCCTTCATCTCTGCGACCCTCTTGTTATGGGAATCCAACGCCTTCTCTGATGCCGTCGCCTGTGTCGCGAGCTTGAAGATCGCATACCCAAGGGCCGTAACACCCGCCACGGCCAAGACATACGGATTCGCAAGGGCAGCTTTTCCGACGGCCAACATTGCGACAGCCTGTTTTTTCAAAGCACCTGTAAGCAGCGCGGTTGCGGTCGTATGCTGAATCGTCGCCAGTCTGCTCAAAGCTGATGTCTTGATATAAGATCGTTGCGCCACTTGAACCAACAAAATAGCTGTTTTATAAGAAAGAAACGCTCCCGCCGCATTTTTCACCAATGCCTCAACCCTCGATATCGTCCCCTCGATATCATTGTTCTCAAAAGCCTCATTAAACGCCTTGGCGATATCTGACACCTCTTTCAATATCCTCTCTCCCATTGGGCGCAAATAAGCCTGTACATTATTCGCCAACAACGTGAGCTGATTATCGGCGGCGTCAGCCATCTTCTCAAACGCAGCCTCTGTCGCACCCAAGGAGCCCTGCAACTCTCCCAAATCATTTGCTGCCGCCTTTGCATTCTTTCCAGTCAAAGCCAGTGTAGCGGCCAGGCCTTCATCCGTGCCAAGCATTTCCTTCATCTTGGAAGCGGAACCACCAGCCTTCTCATAAATCAATTGTAATGCCTCTTGGAAAGTACGACCTTGGAAAGCGGCGTCTCCAAGTTCTCCGGCGGTTCCTTGGATAGCGGCACGGATCTGTGTCATAGCCTGCGCCGTCGGCGTTCCTTGCTTGGTCAATGAAGCGACAGCACCCAACACTTGGTCGATACTAATCCCATACGCGGCCGCAATAGGAGCAACTTGGGCTATAGAGGCTCCCAATTCGCCAAATGTAGTCTTACCCAACCGGACGGTTGTAAAAAGCTGGTCCGAGACCGTACCGGCTTCCTCCGCAGACATCTTATAAGCATTCAGGATCGTTGTAATGGCATCGGCAGCCGTCTCGGTTTCCGTAAGTCCTCCCACGGCAGCTTTAGCCGAAACTTCTAGGATCTTCATACCATCCGCCCCGTCATGTCCGGCGGAGACAATGCTATATAACGCCTTGGCGGCCTCCGGAGCCTTGATCGGTATCTCTTGAGTTATGGACATGACCTGATTCATGAAACCGGTCATATCATCCGTTACCTGCGTGGAAATGGTCGCTACTTCCAGCATGTTCTTCCGGAACTCCTTCTCGAAGTCGTATGAGCTCTTTGCGGCCTTGGCGAACGCCGTCGCCGCACTGATACCGATACCACCGAATACGTCAAAAGACGTGATCTCACCGGCCAAGGTCTTGATAATTCCCATCGCTTCCCGTGTTCCCTCGTACATGCCGGAGTTATCAAGACCAGTCGCAATATACAGCGCTCCATCCCTATTCCTTATTCCCATAATGCGTTTATGGTAAAATATAGGATAGCCTTTCATGTGAGACTGTCAACCGTTAAAAATTCACTTATAAGTTATCTTTTTCGACATTTTCTTTTGCCTTGTCGCTTTTTCTTCGTTTTTTTGTAAAAAGAAAAAATTCATCGTGGAACTTGAGATTGTCAAAATAAAGCAACTGTCAGGAAAGAAGACTCAAATATATTCTGTCATTCTCAATCAAGAGGATCAGAGCGTTTTTGAATAATTTCTTCAGAACAACTATTCTGGATATCCAACCGAAATAGAAGATATCGTATCTAAGTTAAAAATTATGGCTACAAAAACGGGGGCAGCCGAACACTTTTTCAAGCTAAATGAAGGGAAACCGGGAGATGGTGTTTGCGCTCTATTTGATAGTCCTGACAAAAAATTAAGAATCTATTGTATTCGATTTGCTAACGTTGCTATCGTTGTTGGAGGTGGAGGATACAAACCCAAAAACATTAGAGCTTATCAAGAAAGTTCTTCCTTAAAAAAAGAAGCTGAAACAGTGGTTCGAATATCCAGAATCATATCAGAAGCCATCAAAAACAAGGATATACATCTCGATGATAACGGTTTTTTCTTAGGTAATTTAAAATTGAAGGAGGAATAAATATGAACAATACATCTATTTTGGATACAGTACTTGGCAATATAGACACGAAAAGAGCCAAGAACATGGAAAGACGTATGATGCTTGCCGTAAAAATAGCAGAAGGTATCAAAAGGAAAGGTCTATCCCAAAAGGAATTTGCCGAAAAAATGAGTAAACGTCCCTCTGAGATATCCAAATGGTTAAGAGGTGACCACAACTTTACAACCAGCACTCTTTTTGATATTGAAGATGTTTTGAATATCCATCTTATAGATATCAACGAATATTCTCATGCAGCTTGTCCGGCCTCGATATAATAAAAAAATGAATGGAACACCCCCTGCGGGAGTAACAATGATTAATGCACACGGTATCCTCCTTTTCGTAGGAGGGAAGGAATATTATCTATCGTATGACAGATACCCTTGGTTCAGAAATGCAAAAGTATCGGATGTATTGGACGTGACCATACCGGACGAGGATTCGTTGCGTTGGGACGCAATTGATGTGGATCTTGAGATTGACAGCATAATCCATCCGGAGCGTTACCCAATTACTTTTCGCTAGAAGACACCGCTCTGGTTATCGAGCAGACACTCTGAAGATCTTGACACATTTACAGAGAACAAAAACCGACCAGCCTCACGGTTCGTCGGTTTTTTTACAACCAAAATCACTATGACAAACGTTCTCTACGCAAAGTAATATATATCATACCGGGCTCATTCTTCGAACCCTTTTCTTTTTTCCCGTATCGAAATCGATTACCTCGACCCACTCGCCATGATTATCCCCGGATTCATCATCGTCCACGAGCAGTGATTTGTTCCGGTCGTTCACCAAGTAACCATGTTCCCGTAGCATGGACATGACAAGCGCCAGATCGCTGTCCAATGTCCGCTCATGCGTATACCCGAACGCCTCGTTACATAGCACAAGGAACATGAAGCTACTTTGCGTCACCGGCTCCGACCTACCCAAGTCTCGTTGTTTTCTTGAAGGGCTATTATCTCCTCTTCGCTTAACGGGCTCACAGCTTCCAAAGCTATGATAGTACGAGAAAAAGGGTTACAACCCAGACGAAAGAGGATAGCGTTCAAAAGGATATACAGGTCTTCCCATGTACAATTGTCTTTCAGTACCTCCCGGAACCAAGCGGGCATGTCCCCTTTCTTGTTATGGATACCCAAACATACGATCTCAAAGATCAACTCGTCATATTTCGCCATCAACTCCGACAGTACACTATCAAACGTAACATCCTTATGAGCCACGATAGCATCCTTGTCCGCCTTGTCAATCCGCAAGAGTAACGGCCGTATCCTAAACCCGGTCCTTACCGTGATCGGGGTGATAACGATACTATCACCAACGTTCTTACCCGCCGGGATCGTCTCCGGCTTGAACTCGAAAGGAATCACGACTGACCGACTTGTCACCACGTCGCTCTCAATCTGTAGTGCTCGCTTTACGCTCATGATTTTCCTCTAAAATATAAGAGCCCCGGCAAAAACCGAGGCTCTAGACAACCTAAACAAAAAACATCATTCCGTGTCTTCCGATACGGCCTTCACCGCCCTGCTATACGGGGACGCTTGTTTGCCAGCCGCAGATACCGGTGTCATGATCGTGGCCTTTACCAATAAGAGATCGCAATTCTCCTTATCCGGGGCTTGGCTGATCTTCCCGAACACAGAGCACTTGACAAAGACATATTCCGTGAACTTACCTTGGTACGGCAGGCTCTGTAGCCTGATCGTCTTCAATATCGAGGGCGTAGACAAGGGAGCCTCCCATTTATCACCGGAAACGGTTCCCCCGCAAAACATTTTCATCTCGTCGCTCGTAGGAGAAGGGATAGTGAACTCTATACTGGAAGGATCTCCTTTCCGACTCACCACCGCCCAAGGATCCTCATGTCCCATGGACGTAAAACTAAGCTCCTTGGCGTCCGAGAAATTGAACGTCACCGTATCCACGTCAACGCATTGGGTGAACTCGGTACCGGCTACGCCATCCCCGGGTTCCGCAACTCCTAAATACGCCACATCCAGCGCTAAACTTCTTTCCATATCACTAATCTAATTCTGTTATAACCTCTAATCTAATATTCGTACAATCGAAGCCATCCTTGGCCTCGCCCATAGGCTCAGACCAGACGATCCGAGATTTCCAATACATCCCCAACGGCGGCTTGATATCCCGCAACACGAACCTCACGCCTCGTACGGTCTCTATCATCAACTGTCGATCCGATACGCCTTTCGAGGGTCTCTTGACGAAGATATTGATATTTATCGATCCCTTGTTGACATAATCTTTCCCATTCAAGGCCAGAGAGCGGATCGTGATATGATTTCTTTTCTCGCCATCGCCGGATTGATCCTTATACAGGATAAAGCCCGTACTCGCCGGCTCAACCGCATTATATACGATATCCACTATATCAAACTGATCTGCCATGTTCAATATCCTTTCTCAGCGAGTTTATCAAATAACGTTCGACTCTGTTTCTTGATCCAATCCTCGGCATGTTCCGTGGCGACAGAGATAACATCCAGATTTTCGATTGCTTCCACATACTTGGCATAAGGCATAGCGGCTACACCAATCAATACCCAGCCATTCTTATAAAGGGGAAGTAATTCTGATACGAGCCTTTTAGCCTCTCTCAATCCCGTATGTTTATCGGTACCTTTCTCATCTGACAACTCGTAGTTCTCGGTCAATATATCGCCATCCTTAATGATCACATAGCCGATTGAACTACGAAGATTGCCGGTATGATTCTGATAGTTCCCTTTTTTTCGAGCGATCTTCACGAACTCTTCCCCGGCACGTTGCAATAACTTGTATATCCGCTCTTCCGCCCGATCCACATAGTAATCGAACCAACGCCCTACTTCCCTATCACTCCACATTGGAGTCAAACCACCTTTCCTTGCCATAAGCTACACATAGATTACAGAGTGAGTCTGAAACGGTTCCCAGCTAATGATATCCACATCGAGAGCGATACTATCAATCCGGATATGCTTCGCGTTTTCCACAGGACGGGCTTTGGTCGAAAACTCACCATGCACGATGAACTCTCTTCCATCGACGTTCCGCTTCAACTGCTGTCCACTATTGGACGGGTAGTATTGCCCAGTGACCTCTATTTCCGTCGGTTTACCGGCAACCCATTCCCCTTTGGCTAATTGGCAGGATTGAATCGTCACTATCGCTGTATGTGAATATCGCTTTACCATCTGTTTCTCGCCCTTCCTTTGGGTACCTCGATCTTATTGCCTATCAATTCCGCTTTCTCCGGTTCTCCTCCCTCCCGGTATAGTCGTTTCGCCGTAGCATCATACCATGCACGGGGATACGTGATGGAGAGCTTGTTTTCCGTGAAATCCGGCAGACCGCCGACCATGGAATAAAGGTCGGCGGCCACCAGCTTTTGTTTTTGGATATCGATCGTCTTACTATCTTCTGTACCTTCAAAACCGCGTCCCGGCAAAACGACGTTATCCAAAAAATCTTCACAGTCAGCCAGACCGGGATAAGCGAGTATCGTATCTCGAATCGTCTTAGCCATGATTGTTATTCTCCGTTTTCAGTATCCTGAATCGTTTGATCCTCCGGTTCGATGGTTTCACCCAAGAATGTCGCCGGGATATCATCCGTACCCTCGGTATCCTCGGAAGCGTTCCAATCCTTCCCATCCACTTTCATGATGAACATGGCATCCGGATCATTCACGACAGGAATAGCGTTCGCTTCCGCTTTCGTCCATTCCTTGAACGGTTCCAGCTCAGACCATTTGGTTACCAAGATCCAATCCTGCTTAACCATGAGAGCGATTTTCTGCAAGGTAGCAGAAGACTCGGCGGCGATCGGCCCATGCTGAATGTCACCCACCTTCAAATCCTCCAAGAAGCATACACGCTTACGCTCCCAAGGATTGATCGTCTTACGACGATGGGCACTATCCTCGATACGGACAGCCGGGTTCACGGTAATGATCTTCACCGGGATCTCCTGCTCGGCCAGATACTCGTTGATGAGATTCTTTGTCACCAATATCTTAGAGGACGAATTAACCCATGCCTTTAACGTGTCGAACGTAGATTTCTGTTTCTTCAGCAAAGAGAAATCAGCCACGTGCATTACAACGTAACGGATCGTCACCCCTTCGGCAGAAGCGGCCACAACCGTATCCTCAATATCCTGCAATCCATTGGCCGTTGTAGCGTTACTCCAGTCCGTAGTAGATTTACGCTGGTTCTTCTTCGGCATACCGCAACCGACAAACTCAGCCGTAACGACACCGCCATTGTTCTTTGCCGACAAATGGAAACCCGCACGGCTCATGAGCTGCATACACCACCATTCGAAACGGGCACGGACGGAGTTATACACGAAATCCTGATCCTTGAAACCCAGATTCAACAATGCCAACTGGTCCGCGTCACCTTGCGCGTCACGTTCCAATTGCTTGTACTCGTTGTAATCGCTCTCGTTCATGCCACGCTTGACGGCTGTCTTCGGGATATCGCCGGACAGCTTGCTGATCACCTCACGGGTCTTCTGCGGTGCGGAAGCGTCGAAAGAGATCACGTCTGCCATTACCGGAGCGCCTTTCTCTCCGGTCAGAGTCTCCCACTTCAACGAGGTTTTTCTTTTCACCCCGAAGAAGTTCGGGAAGACAACCGGTTTCACATGACGGGTATTCAAACGGGCCGCCATGTTCTTTTTATTCACTTGCTTAATTAAACTTCTTTCCATATATCTGATTTTAATGGATTACACAAAACGGATAAACGACATTAATGCCTTCAAGTCCTTATCTACCGGAAACGGCATACAGGATTCGTTTACCGTACCTCTTACCAATAACCCAGACTGCTGGTTGGCTACAGTCAAGTCGACTTTATTCATCGTGACAACCAATTCGCCATCATAAGGCAACTTGGCGGCTTTCGCAGCCTGTTTGTCTTTAGCCTGAACCAATACCTGACCTTTTGCGGCAGCACCGATAGTCGCTTCCAACGTGATCGTATCAAACTCCGCATTACTCTTATCAATAGCCGTGATCTTATCGGACGCGCCTGTCAAAGCTCCACCAATCGTCACGAAGTCACCCACACCAAACAGATGATTCTTAGACACCTTATAAGTAGTTTCATTGCCAGCATCGGAAGCCATCGCCGTCTTCAATACATGATACAGCCCCGTTTCCGGATCTTTCACCACGATCACGATCGGAGGAAGCTCGTCCAACGACTTGCCATTGAACAAAGCGTTCCGCAAATCCCGGCGGTCAATCGTCCCACCGCCGATCACATCCTCAATAATCTTTTCAATTCCGGGAGGATACTGGAATTCTCTTTCTCTTTTTCTGTACATAACGTTACACTTTTCTTGGATTATTCAATACCCAGGTTCACCACACCGGGATTATTCGCACTCTTGTCGGCATCCTGATCCATCAGCTTCGCCCAATCCGCCTCGGAACGCTCCGGAAGATTCACGGAACCGGGAGCGTAATCACCACGGGCCACGGCATCATCGATCGCCTTTTGCTGGATTCCGGTAAACTCTTCGGAAAGCGCCTTGATTTGATCCTCGATAGAGGTTTCCGAAGCCAAGTCCACACGTCCCAGCCAGTTATCCGGAAGACCGGCATCCTTCAACTGCTTACGGACTGTTTCTTTCTTAGCCTCGTTTGCCGAGTTGGTAATGGAATCGCCCACCTTCTTAGCCATATCATCGACGCTCTTCCTCATACTTTCCAGATAAGCTTTCAGTTCCGGGCTAAGATCCTTCAACAGCTCTTCTTCCGTTTTCTTGTTCTTATCCGGATCTTCTACCGGTTTACCATCCTTCAACCCATGCTTGGCTTCATAAGCGGCGACAGCGGCCGTTTCAGCCGTAGTCTTAGCTTCATTCTCCGCTTCTTGGATTGCCGGAAGAATATTATCCTTGAACAGGTCCACGAAAGCCTCCATCCCCTCGGCTTTCTCAATCTTGAACGTCTTTTGAATACGTTCCGCATACTTCTCCGGCACGCCTTTTGTCTTACATGCCGCTTTGATTAAATCTAAAATTGTCATAAGAGTTTTCTGTTTAAAATATAAGGGAGAGAAAGAAAATTCCGGGTATAAAAAAAGCCCACCGGATAACCGGCAGGCTTCATTTCAATTATTCCTATAAGAATCTATCTTGTCAAATCATGTGATTGGATCTAAGCCATTGTTTGCCAGAAGGCGTAAGGCAATAGATCAAAAATGCGGCACAAGGTATGCCTATCACGGCGAATCCAATTATAGCTCCCATTACTTATCCTCCTTTTTCTTATTCGTTAATACCAATCCTGCTATTAAGGCTAAAATAGAAGACGTAAAGCCTAGGCCATAAATCAGCCACTTATTATCTTCCATATCCTTGAATAAAGACGCTACCACTACACCTGTAAAGATATATTTCGAGACATCAATCAAATAGTTTCCTAATTTCTCTTTCCACATAACGCAAAAATAGCACAACAAGATGAAAACGCAAAGGTATTTCTATTTTTTCTTGTGGGATTCAGAATTAGTGCTCATCTTTGTGGTGTCTATCATATTTAACTAAGGGATGTGGGCATTTTTTATGCACACACATTTATTGTATAACGATATTTGGTATTCGTGTACCCCTGTGTGGAACTGTAATGGGACCACAACATCCCTTGGAATGTGATAGACAGCAGGAAAGGCACGAATACCTTTTTTTATTATATATGTCTATCAATTCCAAGGATTCCAATGCCGCCAACAATAGTAACGGCAAAAGGACGGCCCAACCCTCCGAAATGGGCAAGTACTCCACTCCAGAACTGCAAGCCGCTTTCAATTCCGGTCGAGAAATCGGAAGAACCGAGGGAATGCTATACTACATCAAACATGCTTCCGAAAATATGCAAAAGGAGGCTGAGAAGTTAAATTCGAAACTACAGGCACAAAAAGCGAAAGTATAGAAGGTATCGCCATCTGCCTCCGGAAAAAGAAAATCTGACTTATATATTACTTCAGAACGTTCTAATCCGGAGCTCGTGGCTGTTCTCCAGAGAAAGATATTAATAAAGGGCATTGATTGGAATTGCAAACATCCACAATAGGCAATTCCGGTCTTTGCCCTTTCACTTTTAAATACGACTCATTATGGAAGCGAAGATACAATATTTCCAAAGTCCGGTATTCGGACAAATCAGAGTTACGGTTATAGATGATAAACCAATGTTTGTGGCCAATGATGTGGCAGCGATGTTAGGGTATAGTAATCGATATGATGCTATCAATAGACATTGTAAGGGGGTCGTGAAACACGAGGGGGTCTCAATCACAACAAACCAATATGGTAAAAGTACAGAACAGAAAGTAGAAATCTCTTTCATCCCAGAATCCGATGTTTACCGCTTAGTTATGCGCTCCAAATTACCCGAGGCAGAAAAGTTCCAAGACTGGGTATGCGAAGAGATCCTCCCCGCCATCCGCAAAACCGGCGGTTACATGATTGCCAAAGAAGACGAGACACCGGAGGAGATCATGGCTCGTGCCTTATTGGTTGCCAAAGACACCATGAAGCGCAAAGAAGAACGAATCCGGCAGCTGGAGAAAAAAGTTGAAACCGTAGTAAAAGAAAACAACAAACTACGTCCCAAGGCAGACTTTATGGATAAAATAATGGATGCGGACGAACGTATCGACATCGGCCAGTCCGCAAAAATCCTGAATCTCCCATTCGGCAGAAATACCTTGTTCCAAAAACTTCGTGATATGGGTGTATTCTTCAAGAACAAGAACGAACCGAAGCAGGAATATGTGAAGCGTGGTTATTTCGTCCTAAAAGAGAAATGGATTGACCGGAACAATCACGATGGATTCATGGTCTTAAAAGTGCTCGTTACTCAGAAAGGGCTGGAATTTCTCGCCAACCTCTTTAAGGTGGTAGAGCAACCTAAGGAGGAAGCAGAAGTAATTTGATTAATTCCAACCATTATGCCGAGCGTAACAACTGGGGTCATCAGCACCCCAGTTCAACCACGGTGTTCAGCACCGCAGTTGTTCAACTATTATGCTGGCGCCAACAGTTGATTTTACGATTAAAATTCCTAAATCGCTAAACAATTAGGAGATTATTTATATTTTTGCAAAAAGAAGGCGGTTTATAAGCAAGTCGTGGATTGTAGTTCCACGGGGCTACTTATGAATCGCCTTTCTTCTTTTCCAATAATCTCAATATATTTATGCTATCAGAGATACTATATAACGATGTGCTACCATCCGCCTGCTCTTTCACAAGAATCCAAGACTTTTCGTTTTCCACTTTTGTCTCAAACAAATGAACAATAGCATTATATCCATGCTTATCATTTCCGCAACCAATATATTCCGCATCCTTTATCACAGAAGCTATATCCAAAAGCATTTCATTCTTTTTCTCGTAATATTTATGTGGCTGGTTCAACCACTCTTTTATACCACGACCGGTAATCTGTATATCTTTCCGAAAATCTTTATTCCGAATAACAGTTTGTTTTAATAAAGAAGCCTTTTCCTTGATCTCCTTAAATCTCACTTTATCGGACGCTACATTAATCGAATCCTTTGGATTTCCATCACCCAGTAACCATTCAGCGAACTCCTCATGATCCATCATAATCGGCGTAGATATGCAAATACAAAACGGGTGCCATCCTGTAAACTTGAAATCCTTCGGGTATTGGCCAGCCTTGGCGTCACACACAGGACACGGACCGTGATTCGTTGGTGAACGTTCCACCTCTATACCGATCACGAAGTCCATATTCTGCCAACGTTCATAATCGGCAGTTCGAAAAGCCTCGTTTGTTTTCGTTGCTGCTAGTCGAAGGGCGTTTTTATAAGATGAACGATAAATACCCTGCCCCGGATGATAATCTTTCATCGGCTGGGATGGGACCAATTTGCCATTCGCGTCCCTTACACGGCGGAAACGACGGTTGGGTTCGTTTAGTAATTGCCGTATATCTTGGCTGATCAACGCAGCCGGACGGCCGGAAGACAAACCCGAAGAAAGATAATACTCCAGATTATCCATAGCTCCGTCCGTTATATCCCAGACACGGGAGGATATGGTTTTACCAAATTCATCCTTACGTTTCAACAGGGTATTCAGCGCATCTGCACTTCTGGAAAACATCTTATCCTTCAACGTACTGGATATGGCCATATCCTTGATATAACCTGTTACCAGTTCATCCGCTTTCCTATTGCCTAAATTCCATACATCGGTAACTGTATTGGATATATTGCTTACGAGCTGCGTATGCAGGTCATCCAACAGACGTTCGATTTGCTTCTCTATGGTAGCGTTGCCTATCCATACACGGTCACCGCCATGATCCGACCATTTAGCCAGAAGAGGTCCTACCCTACGGACAAACTCGTCAAACGAATACTTTATGCTACCTTGTTGCCGGAACAGACATTGCAGGAATTGTCGCTCATGAAATGATAGTTCTTTCATTCTCCATATCCCATTGTTAAGCCGATCATATTATTGCGTTGCGCTGCTGTATCTTCCTCTTCCTCCATCAGCTTCATTTCTTCGTCCAAGTCTTCTGTTAGCGGAGAATGAGCCGTAACCGTGCGCTGAGCGTTAATCGGTTTGCCTCCATTGGCAACAGAGAGTGTTTGCAAGGTTTCAGCCAAATCTTCCGGCAAAATGGAACCAAATTCCACATCGATCAGGTTGTTTACCAGCTGGGGACGATACTTGATGTTGGTAATATTGCATATCCCGGCCAACACGACCGACACACAACGTTGTACGACCGGACCGAATGTTTCCATGTTCTCACTCGCCTTGATGGTCGCATCCATCAGCATGAATTTACGAGCGACACCGGACAGGTTGCCAATGCCTTTCAAATTGTCAAAGGAAAGGTCTGGCGTGGATGTACCGGAAAACAGCTCGCATTTGGTTTCTTCCAACTCTTTATCCACAGATGGTTGAGAGCCGTTCCAAGTAAGGTATTCCGCATCGCCATGATACAATTGTTGCGTTTCCGGATGTACTTTAGACGTAAAAGACAATTCTTTGCCGACAGTGTCTTTAGTCGGCAGGTCAGCCACATCGAATGTCTTCAACATCGGATCACCATAGTAATCATTTGTATCCACCATGCGAGAAATACGCATTTCACGAGCATCCATCAGAAACGCTACTTCATCCCATTCAGGTTGGAATACATCGGCATACACAACCGGAATTTTCCCAAATAGATTGGGAACCTCTTTTATCACCCAGCCACCCATTTCATCGATAGCCGTAATAATCTTATCCGCCATCCAAATCGTGCAGCTGTTCCGGATCATACCATTAGAGTTCACTTGGTAACGATGGATAAAGGCATCCATATCATCGTTATCGTCGAAATGGGGATAAAATTCAGAGAAAGTATTTTCATTACGGGGAACAGAAAGTGTTTTTACTTTTAACTCCGTAATCAATTTGCCGTCTAATCCTTTGGAGGTATACGGATAGAACACAAGAGCAGCCTTACTTTCAGAAAGCACCTTGCGAGCGAATGACTTCAAGACGGATTGCATCTTCAACCGGCGTTCCCATACACGCTTGAACTCTTGAAAGCCATCGTTTTGATCAGCTCCGGTAATCGTCATTTGCCCGCCGAACAGGAAAGCGACAGAGGTACGCACCTCCTTCTTCGGAAAGTTGGTTACGATACGGGCCACATCTACGATCTTATCAGGAAGGCGTACTGGTTCACCATTTTTATCCACCAAAGTATCCGAATAGACTTCTAAACGCTTAGGCTCACGCCAACCGACTGAAGTCTTACGCCGACGACGTTCACCATGGTATTCTCTGTAATATTCTCTTGGTTCCCGGTATTCAATCGTATCGACACATAACGTACTGACTACCTGCCCAAAATCTTCATTCGCAAGAATTTCGCTTATACTTGGCATAATTGTTTTATGCTAAAATATAAAAGCAAATAGTTTTTCGCTGTCAATACGACCAGTATAGACAAGTTCACTTTGAAATGTAAAAACCAAGAACACATATCAAAACGCAAGTATGTGGCAGAAAAATATCGGGATTTTATCTAACACGTGTCACAAATATCAGAAAAACACTTCCATTTTGCCAATTATCGTCCTCTTGCTACCCGACGTACAGAGTTAGCCTTGCACAACCCAATAAACTCTACATTCTCGGCAAGTATTGTCATACCATCCGGCGCATCATCATGCTTGTTACCACCCTCTTTCTTATAGCTGGTCAAAGCTTTCATAAACCGGTCGTAATCCGAACCTTTCTTATACTCGCTTTCTTCCAAAAAATAACAATGCTTCTTAATCCAACCAGACTTCAACAAGATACGTGTATCCTTATTGGCCGTTGTCGGTTTCGCCTGAATGATACATTTCTCGTTCTTTGCCTTTACCGCCTTACGAACATTGAGAGCGAATATGCGACCACCGTTGTTACTCTCGATACGCATATTGTCGCAACGAGTATCAAGGATCAAGGAAACCAACTTCGGTTCGGTGATCTCGACATTATCTTTCGTAAACAGCACATCGGTAATGAAATACTTCGTACCGAATACCTTGGCAATCGGAGCACAGAAATCATCGTCTCCCTCGTCAGCCACATCGGTAGCTCCGATAACACCGTCCGGTTGCTTGCCCTCAATATCAGCCAATTTAAATCGGTTAAGCTCCGATTTCGGGAACAACAACCCGATTGCCTCGATTGGATCTTGCATATACTCGGCACACCAAATGGAATCGTCCGTTTCCTCACGCAATTCGTGATAATACTCTGTCGTATGTACCTCCTCACAAAAAGAACGGTCGTTCTCATCCAAGGCGGCGATACGAATGATCTCGTCATACTTTCCCATCTCCTCCATACGGCCGAGCACGTCAGTGGCAGACCAGCGGGTACCGATGTCGATAGAGCTACAATTTCCTTCGATACGGGAATCATGCGTTCCCTGCTTCCACGACCAGACCTTTTCGTTATTGGTGTCAGACAGCGCATCTTCCAAACTCTTATACAAGTCATCCGTCATGGCGAGCATGGACGCACCGAAACCGATTACCGTACCGCCTACACCAGCCCCGAAGTAACTTACCTGCCGGGCAGTGTCCAAACTCCAACCATGAACGTTCTGCTTATCCCCTCGCAATTGCACATCCGGGAATATCTCTTTGAACCGGGAAGAGCGGACAATATCGCGCGTGTCATACGACAGCTTGTTATACAGCGTATCGGAACAGCAGTTGCGCATGACCGACTCTTCCGGGAAGTGACCGAGCATCCAAGCGATGAACAACGAGGATATATAGGACTTACCGGCACGTGGCGGCATGGAAACGGCCAACCTGCGAATAACACCATCTTGATAAGAATCATACACACGAGTAAAAGCGTCCGCCACATGTTTCAAAAATAAGCGTCTGGAAAAGAATTTCGGGTCATAATATAAACAATATGACCAAAAATCATTTTTCGCTTTCCGGCGTCTCAGCACATCCGCCGCCTCTGCCATCAACAACAATATCTCTCTTCTGTTTTTCTCCATAGATAAAATCCTCTAATTGCTCATCGGTCATCCCCTCAAACTTACTTACGGGAGTAAGCCCACTAATGTTAGAATCCTGCCTGTTTTTCCAACGATCTGGATTACCATTTGTCAAGGTGAAAATAATAGCAGCGGTATCCGGCTGGATATGCTTCTTGACTATAGTTTTCTCTTTGATCTTAGGTTTCTGTTTCTCTTTTCCATTCTCATCAACCACAGGTTTACCACTATCGACATACGTGATCTTCGACTCTTCCACCTCATAACCCTGAATCTTCTTTAATAAAGACTTCTGGGCCTCGGCAACAAAGAATTGCATCCGTGCGTCTTCCGCTTTTTTTATAGAGTCGGAAAAGTCGGATTTTGTTTTCATCCAAGTATAGTAAGTATCCTTGTTTATACCGACCAAATCACAAATCTCGGCAATAGTATAGCTATCCTCCCGAATAAGAGAACAAATTCGATCCACCAATTTTTGACTATACTTTGCCATTAAATACTACTCTCCTTTTTCTTCCTTACTAAATTTAAACATAGAATCCGCCATATCAAGGCAATTCTCCAATTCATTCACGATAGCTTTCAACTCAATATATTTGCGCTTATCCACCGATGAAGAAACACCTTCACTATTTATCTGTCTCTCCAACTCCGCAAGTTGCAAGCGTTTACGTTCTAATCTCTTCGCTAAAACCTCACGATAAATCATACATAATTTTATTTTCATGGCGAATATCCTTTTCTCTAGTTATTCGCCAAATTTATCAATCTTCCTTAAACAAATCATCATTCGAGAAATCAAGTTCGGGAAAATTTTCCTTAATCTTACTCAGATCCCCTTTATAGAATACAAGCACATTTTGATGCTGCTTACCAATCTTTCGGCTATTACTAAACTGCTTTCCGGCTCTCATAGCCAGACTACCTATGTTGTTAACCAGTATCATCTCATTGTAATAATGCAAGCCTGCTTCCTGGAACGCAGCGATCGTATCAGGAACAAAACTCCGATACACACCACTCTTATCGCGAACCTCTCCTACTACAAACACGGCGAATCGATTAGGCTTCAACAGTGAACAACTCTTCCAGATGATTTCTTTATACGCTTGCAGGAACTCAGGATAATCCATCGTCGATAGGTCTGCCGGATCGTCACTATACACTTCTAGGTCCGCATACGGAGGACAACTAAAAACCAAGTCTGCCTCATAACCTTCTGCCAGGGCATCTATCTCTACACTATCTCCACAAAGCCACAGAGGAGCAAATTTATGACCGCCTTTCCCGCCGAACTCCTCCCCTAATACTTCAACTGCGTTTTTACAGTTGGCTTCGACCTGTTCCGGCCTTAGATCAACACCAAAATAAGTCATATCCAACATAGATGCAACAATACCACGAACGGAGCCACCAGCAAATGGGTCCAGGATACAACCATTGGGAATATTAAACCACCGGTAGGCCAGCTCGCACAGTACCGGGTCAAAGATCGAGGTTCCATCCATAAACGGGATACCATGATCCCGGCAATACTTCTGCAATTCGTTCCACGACGGATCGGCACCTGTTTTTTCACGAATTACGTTACGGGCTTCGTATACTCGGGGTGGTTGCGCTGATCGGCTAAATGTAATCTCCTTCTCCCGGCCATCATCACTCTTTATACCAAGATCAAGCCAGGCACGTTTCCGATCTTGCCAGTTTCCAAGCTTAGAGTCAAGTACTGAGAAAGGAGGAATAATGAAACGTTCTTTCAGGCTGCCGACACGTCCCTTATCTGGCTTTACATCGTTTACTGAAACATCATCAATATTCAAATCATCAATGTTGAACTCCCAAGCATCCAACTCGTCGGCACCGAAATCTTCAACGATCGCGTCAAAGTCAAATACAGACGTATCAGAGGTATAATTGTCAGCTAGAGCAAGCGCCTTACGCCGAGAATCCTCAGTTGAGAGATCTGTACGCTTGATAGCAATCAATTCCGTACCATCAGACTCCACAATTCGAACCGGTAAGCCTAATTCCAGCGCTTGCTCGTACACTCCGTTCCCTGCAATGATGCAATCATCCTTATCGAAAAGGATAGAACGCCCCGCTCCACAATCCTCCAAACTTTTACGAATCAATCTCTTGTTCTTATCTGTGTGGATGCGATAATTCCGAGGGTCATACTTCAATTCTGCCATAACTTTTATTCTAAAATATAACAGGGGTAATCAATTAACACAAATACAGTTGCAATTCCCGGATAGCCTGTTCCACGCTCCGAACAATCACATACTTACTACCTGCCATTTCAACTTGGCGTTGGTATTCTTTTTGATCGGGAGATTGTTTTCCCGTCGATGTCTTGAACTCCAAACAAAGGGAAGCATACCCCTTTTTCGGTATCTGAAGGATCACATCAGCTACACCTCGTTTAACGCCTTGGCGCTTCATATTAGCCGCTTCTATTTTATGCCGGCTACCACCGTTCGGGACTGCAAAAAGGAGCCGATCCGGTAGGTTCGGGAAGAATAAAGGAACCTTATTGAAAAACTCCGACTGAATCCGAGCTTCTTCGTTGTCATGATGCTGTTTTGATTTAGGAGGGATCTTTTTATCAGAATAGCAGTTATAACAGATATGGCCTTCTTCTGTTTTGATCACAGAAACCGTTTCTCGGCCACAGGCTATACATTTTTGCGTTTTCATATCTTAGTTTCATATAAGATATAAAGGGCATGAAGAAAGTCCTCAAGATCACCAAGGACTTTTTTACGAGATTTGAGCTATTTACCCCTTCAATTATTATATATTTGCTGTCTCTTATA